CCATTAGGAACAAGTCTTTCGTCAAGATCTTTGTTCATCTTTCCAGATTGGAAAACATGTACAAATTCACCCATATACTAGTGTTTTATAATTTTAGATTTGTTACGCATAACTTGCGTAATCTCTTCTATTTTAATATTTGATAATCTTAATTTAGCATTTCTTCTAGTAGCTGCTAATTCTCTTTTGTATCTAGCGACTAAGTATTCAGGGGTGTTTGCTCTTGTAGAAAGCACTGCGTAAGCAATATACTTATATAAAGCCTCCTCAGCAAATTTATGCACCACCATTTCCTCGTCTGTAGCTAAACCGTCTGATATATACTTTAGAGTAACAACTTTGCCAACGAAACTTGAGTCAAAATATATAATTCCAGTTATACGATCAATATAGAATACTCCATTTGTCTGCGCTTGCTCAGGAGAAAGTCCATATCTTCTGCCCCAACCGCCTTGATTCAGTCGGTCATTTAAATCCTCATTATTATTATTACTTGTATTTCTTTGAGTTTGAAATCTTTTCCTAGTTTCTGATTCTTCCGCGGTTAATATTTCGCTACTTTGCTCATCAAACAAATATTCAAAATTAGAATCCTGAAGTATAGGCAGCGGATTAGAAGACTTACTAGTTGGGTATATAATGCGTTCTATGCCTTTAGAATCAACCCAAACTAATTTTACATAGTTTACGTAGTCTTTAGGTAAAACAAAGTTTAAAGTGGGCCCTATTTCAATCTCTTGAGATTTTATAGAAGGTAATGTATCAAAACTAAATTCTTGTATTCCCCTTTGAGCGTGAAAAGCAACCTCAGTTCTTTTTACTTTAGATATATTTTTTTCAAGACCCACATAAGAAATCATAAAGTTATTTATAATATCTTTTATAGACGTAAACTGATAGCTGCCATAATTTTCATCAAAGCTATTCCATACTCCATCAGGGCCTAAATAGTATTGTTCGTCAGTTTGTGTTATTAAACCCATATATTATGATTTTTGTTGTTGTATTGTTTCTTGATCTTCTTTGTCAAATATTTGGTATAAACCTAAATCTTTTATTAATATACCACAAAGCTCTAGTATTTTTATGACTAACTCCGTTTCTTCCGAAACGTCTAGTTCAAAGTTAACGCTATTCGTAGGGTCATATAAAGGTTCGTTAAATAATGTTTTGTGTGCCCAAATTACAGTAGCGGGCTTTTTAACATATTGAGCACTTACGCCTGAAGTTAATGTAGCTGTGCCTTTTGCTTCAATAAGATTAGTTCCCGCAGTTTTATATATAGGCCTTGCGTTACTAGGTGCCGTTAAAGGAGATTGATTTATTAATATCCATTCTTTAGGGGTAATTCTTTCTACCTCTATATTGTTATATAAGATAGCTCCTAGCTTGTAGATGTCTAAAGGTAAAGTAAATTTACCCGCTGAGGCAACCAGGTCTGCAGATGTTTCGAATATAGCTAATTTTTTTTCTAAAAGATCCACCATATCTGAATATTCGGTTTCGTTTCCTGGTATTCTACCGAATTGATTAATGTCATAAAAATATTGCTCAAACAAATCCAATTGTGCTTGGTTTGCAAACAGGTTAAATTCTTGAGGCGTAACATACCCTCGTTGTTCTTTGTTAAGTACAGCTAGCACTCTTTGATAAACAGTATTTATATTTACGCTCATTTTTCTTTTTTTATTATTATAATAGTTAGGCCACCGTTAAGCAGCCTAGCTACTATAAAAGTGACTTAGTAAAGTCTTTTTAATATGGCTTTATATACTTCCATTCCTTCATCAGTTTTGAAGAATGCAGCTAAAGCACTATAAGGGTGTTCGTCAAAAGGCACAGTCATTAATTTTCTGTTTCCCTCCCCGTAAGTGAACGTTCTTTGGTCAGCTGATAAATTTATTATTCTAGCTTCCACGGCTTTTATTCCTATATTACGCAGTTGGACATTGTCGTCATTGGCTAATTCTATAAATAATGCAGGTTGCCTTTTGGCAAATATCATTAGATCTCTTTTTAATTCACTAGATGATAAATCATTAACTGCACTACCATATTCAGCTCTTAATATTCCTTCAGCTGTGTCAATTTCCATATCCTTAGCTAAAGTTAATGCTTCAAGTTCTAACTCAATCCAATCTAGCTCATTTACAGAAACTTGCACTGGATCAAATTCGTAATATATTTTATCTTTTAATGGATGATATAAAGACAGTAATTTTTGTAAAGATACATCTTCTTTATTTACCTTAATTATTCCATTCCTCATAGCTATTCTGCCTAATGTCGCAGGTCCTTTTTGTTCGTCCACAAAAGGAGACTTCTGATTAGTAGCATAACGTAATTCTCTTTGAAATCCTTTTTCTTGATCAAACCATAATAAAGGTTTTCTTTGAGAATGTTTGGATGGTAATGTGTATAAAAGTGGAGACTTACCTGTTTTTAAAACATAAGTTCTGTCTCGGTATTCCCATGCTGGTTTTGCCGGCTTAGCTGGTTTAACTGCTACGGGTTCTACTTTTTCTATTTGTACTGGTAACCCATCTGTGATAGGTTCTTGTGGAGTAGCTTTTTTAGCTACGGGCTTTTTTTTGTTTGCCATGATATAATATTATAAAATTGATAAAAATAGTGGCCAGGGACCAAAGATCCCCAGCACACTAATAAAATTGATTATCCTGCAGTGTTCTTCAATAATATGAAGTTATTTGCTGCTTGTACACATAAACATCTTTCTGATAAGAAGTGAACGTTCATTGCATCCTCGTCGCTTGTAAAGTTTCCACCTACAGATCCTGTGATCCAAGACTTCATTTTTCTATCATCTGCTTCAGAAGCTCTGTAACGGATGTGTAAGAAAGGTCTTGAGATGTTTTTACCTAACATTTGATCGTAAACTGTTGAAGTTCCAGCAGGAACAACTACACCTTCAATATCTCCAACTAATCCTCTAGTTGTAGCGTCGTTTAAGTATTTCCAGTCTGTCTTGTAGAAATCGTAAGATCCTCTACGGAATCCGCTGAATCCTAAGTTAAGTGCCATGTCTTCAGAATTTTCGAATACACCGTAAGATGTTCCTCCAGTTCCATAAGAATTTTGAGCAGCTAACATATTATCAATACCCAAAGAAGTTGAACGATCTAAGAATAACATATTTTCTTCGATAGCTCCTTGCTTATCAAGCTCTCCTAAGATAGCGTCAAAATCGCTTAATCCTAAGTCTCCTCCAGTTCCAAAATCAGCGTCTGTGTAAACAAGACCTCTGTTTTCTAAAGCAGCGAAAAGTCCGTCAGAACCTGTGATCTCTGTTCCTCCTCCTAATCCAGCAGCCGGCGTAATTGGTGCAGCAGCTGTTTCAGCTTCGATCATAGCCATTTCTAAATGATCTTCAAAACGTATACGAGATTCGTGCTCAGACTTTAAATACCATAAGTATCCAGAAGTTCCAGCTTCAGTAGTTACTTCTACCCATCCAATCTGTGCCGTATCAGACCCGTTTACCGCGTACTTGTTACGTAAAATGATTGGCTTATTGCTAAACTGCTCGAAAGCGGCATCAACAGAAGTCCCTGCATTTGAAGTTCCTTTTGCATATTCAGATCCATATACGAATACTTTTACATTTCCAGTACCGGTAACTGTAACAGCCCCTGCGTATCCTGCAATTGTTAAAGTAGCTACTCCTGCTCCCGAAACAGCCACAGCGCTAACGTATGCTTTTTCCACTGTTAATCCAGTGGTGTCAGCGATCACGATAGTGTCTCCAGGTCCGATTAGGTTTTTGCTAGTAGCTCCAGCAGCAGCTGGAATTGTTATTGACGTTGCCGATACAACAGTAACGTCATCATAAGCAATGTGTAAACGCCCTTGCTCAGACCATACTACTTGGTCGGATGCCATAGGCATTTCAGCTCCTACCATACGTAAGAATCCAGAGATTGTACGGTTTCCGTAACGCTCTACTTCTTTTTCGTATACTTCTGGTAAGAATTGTTGTGTAAAATCCATGTCCCCAAGGGCCAGGTAGTTGTCGTTAAACAACGTTTGTGTTGGTCTAGGAGTTAAGTGCGCTAAAGCCGCTGCACTCCCAGTAAATGATCCATTTGCCATTATTTGTAAAGTTTAGTAATTATTATTTTCTCTTTTTAATTCTAAGCTTCGTAGTTGAGTCATTACTTCCCGGCACAGATCTAACTTTCCACCCGTTAGGCGGCTTAACATCTTCATGCGTCCCTCTCGGATTCATGTCAATATTTTTAGCTTTTTCCATACTTGTTTTCATTGCGTCAGCTTTACCTTGCTGGTAAAAGTGATTTGCAATTGCGTCGGGGTTCATTGCTGTAAATAAAGATTTATGATAACCTTTAGCATCTGCCATTTCGTTTTTATCGTTTAAGAACTTCTTAACAAAATTTGAAATGTCTCCTTGCTTAGATTTCACTCCTTCTACATCATTAACCTTATACCTGAATTTTTTTTCTCCAACTTCGAAATCAAAACCTTTGAATTCATTAGAAAATACTTTTTCAGTTTTTTCGTTAAATATAGAAACTTGCTTTTCTCTATCCCCTGTCAACTTCTCGCTATCTTGGTTATAACGATTGAAAAATTCAACCGCCTTTTTTTGTTCTGGGTTTAACCGGGACCCAGCTTTTATTTCTTCGTAATATTTGCCCTTTAAACTTTCTAGGTGATTTTTAGCTTTTGCTAACTCCTCTTTCCTAGCTAATTTTTTTCTACGTATATCTCTATCCTCGTCCATGTCTTCATCAAAGCTAAATCTGTCTTCCATGACAAACCCTATTTCTTCAGAATCCAAATGAGGCTTAGTGTTTTCGTAATACTCTCGTAGCAACTGATCTTCATTTAAGGAGGCATAGTCTGTGTTTAGATTAACATAGTCCTTTAAGCTTCCCCCTGTGTCATTCATAAAGTCTACAACTTTTTGAATATTTTCAGGTAGTTCAACGCCTGGTTCCTGATTTTTAATAGCTTCCGCAACTTGTTCTTGTGCGTCTTCTACTCGTTCTTGTACCTCCTCGTCCGTTATTTCTTGTAAAACAGATTGTTCTTCATTTGGAACGGAGTTCTGTACTTCTGGAACCACTTCTTTGCTACTTTCCGCGTCTTCGGATTCTCTGACAGGAACATCGCTTGCATTTGTTTCTTGCTCTGGAATGGCATTTGCTTCTACTTTGTTTAATTGACCTAAGTCTACTTTGATTAGTCCACTATCCTCCTGTGTAATAGGAGCAGCTTCTTGAGGTTGAGTTTCTTCAGTTTTCTCGACCTCGGTTTTTACTTCTTCTTCCATGATAAAATATTATATAATTATTACTACTATTATTACCTAGGATCACCGGATCCTAAGTTAAAATTGCCGTTAAGCACATCATTACCGGATGATTCAAAGTTTTTGGGCATTGAATCGTTTTGTCTTTGATCTATTAGCTCACTTTGTTGTGTCGCTTGTATTTTGGTTCTTTCGTCTTTTCTATCTTCTCTTTCTGCTAGCTCGGATTTTTTGCCTTGTACTTCCATCCCTTTTAGCTGCATGTTCATTTGAAACTCGAGACTCATTAATTCTTTCTTAGCCGCTACCTCAGCTTGCATTTTCTGGGAATCAATTTGAGCTTGCATTTGAGCTAATTCCATTTTTTGTTGAGTTAATGCTTGCTGTTTTTGCACCTCAGCTTGAGCAGCAACTTGTTGAGCTTGAGCGTTAGCCTGAGATTGCGCCTGAATGTTTTGCTGTTGCATTTGCTGATCTCTTTCTTGTTTCTCAACTCTTCTTATTTTTAAAAGCTGGTTAGCCAAGTTTATGTTTTTTATTTCCCT